TCGTAGATCGCGGGCCAGCCATCGGCGGCGTCGAGATGGTCGAACCCGTCCCGCCAGTCCGACAGCGGCATGTAGTTGTCGATCCCGACGAAATCGATCTCCGGATCGGCCCAGAGCGGATCGAGGTGGAAGAACACGTCGCCGCTGCCATCGCTCGGCTGGTGCCCGAAATATTCCGACCAGTCGGCGGCGTAGCCGAGCTTGGTGCCTCCCCCGAGGATGGACCGGACATCGGTGGCCAGATCCCGATAGGCCTGCACCGCCGGATAGCTGCTGGCGCCCGAGCGGATGGTGGTCAGCCCCGGCATTTCGGAACCGATCAGGAAGGCATCGACGCCCCCGGCCGCTTTGCACAGATGCGCGTAGTGCAGGATCATCCGGCGCAACGACCATTCCCCGACCGGCCCGGTCCAGTTGATACTGGTGCCTGACACGCTGAAGTTCGCGGGTGTCGCCGTGCCGAACAGTGCCGACACCTGCGTGGCAGCGGGGGCGGTCTTGTCCACCGACCCTGCAAAACCCGCAGCCGGGGAACAGGTGATCCGCCCCCGCCAGGGGAATGTCGGCTGGCCCAAGGCCGCGGCATTGGCGCTGTAGGGATTGGGCTTCATGTTGCCGGGTGGGACGTCCAGCAGCAGGAAGGGATAGAAGGTCACCCGCAACCCGCGTGCCTTCATCTCCTGGATCGCCTGCACCACCGCGAAATCCGAAGGGGTGCCGCCGTAGACCGGACGATCCTCGGCATCTCGGCTGACCAGAAACGCGTCAGCACGGCTGACGCCGTTCACGACCCATGCCGACGGTGTCGTGGTCTTGGCCGCAACCTCGACGCCCGGCCGCACCTTGCAGTTTCCGGCGCGCAGATCATCGCCAAACCAGGCCACGACGAGGCTGACGCTTTCGACAGCCGGGGCCATGGCCTGCAGCCGATCAAGGGCCACGACGATGTCAGCGGTGTCGGTGATCGCGTTCAGGTTCTCGGCCACAGTCGCGCCGCCAGCGCCGGTGGTCTTCTTGACAGGCGCGGTGGCATAGCTGAATTCGCCCGAGGCCGGGATCATCGTCACCGCCTTGACCAACCCCTCGGCGGTGTCCGGGTCAGCGAGCGGCCGGAATACCTCGAACGACAGCTGCGGCAGGCGGTTGCCGTAGGTCGCAAGCGGCAGCTCCTCGAAGACGACATAGGCGGTCCCGCGATAGGCCGGGGTGTTGGCCGCGCCCATCTTCGCGGCGATGAACGGATCGGCCGCCTGCGCCTCGTCGCCGGGATACCAGCGCCAGGTGACGCCCGAGAGGTCCATCGGCTTGCCGTCGGCCCAGATACGCCCGATCCCGGTGATTCCCCGCCCTGCCGGGCCTGCTCCGCCTCCATTCTCTCCACCGGAGAGAATGGTCCCTGCGGGACCGGCTTCGGAGCCTTCGCACAGCGCCACGGCAAAGCTTGCATAGTACAGATACTCGGTGGTCTTGACCTTGCCGCCCCCGCCACCCTTGCCGCCGCCCTGCGTGGTGGTCTTCGTCTCCTCGCGGAAATCCGTCGCCCAGATGATGTTGCCGCCCATCCGCATCCGACCATAGAGCCGCGGGATGACCGCGCCTTCGGTGGCCGAAGTGATGCGCAGCGTGTCGAGCCGCGCGCCCTCGATGCGCTGCGTCGGCGCCAGCGACGAGATGATCCAGCTGTCCACGACCGAGCCTATGGTCGAGCCGATGAAGCCGCCGATGGTCGCGGCGCTGACGCCGAGGATCGCGCCGCCGATGCTGCCGCCAATGGCGGCGCCAGCGGCACCGAGAACGAGGGTGGCCATGGTCGGGTCTCAGCGTTGCGGGAAGAGGAAGGCGAAGGCGATGCGCCGCCGCCAGGATTGCGTGAGCGGTTCCTCGATCACGCCAAGCCGCTCGTAGGCGTGCAGGAATGTGCCGGGCCCGGTGAGGATCCCGACATGCTTGGCGATGGCGCGGGGCTGCATGCGGAACAGCACCAGCGCGCCGGGATCGGCCTTGGCCAGCGACACCTCGATCATCATGCGTCGCGCACCCTCGGCCAGAACCTCGCGCGGCCCGGTCTCGCCCCAGTCGCGGCTGTAAGGCGGGATCGGGAATGGCTCGGGACCGACGACTTCGCGCCAGACGCCCCGGGCCAGCCCGAGGCAGTCGCAGCCGACGCCGCGGAGGCTCGCCTGATCGTGGTAGGGCGTGCCGAGCCACGCGCGCGCAATGGCGATGACGCGCGCGGGGTTGGCTGACGCGAGAGGTTGCGTCACAGCACGCCTCCCTCGTGGCCGCCATCCTTCGTGGCATAGCGGAGAACGGCGTCCTGACCGGGGATGTACGGGAACCCCCGGAAGTTGGCGGTGTTGGCGAACTTCGCGACGCAGGTCTCCATCCGTTTGTCGCAGCCCGCACGGATGGTGAAGCCGTCGCTCTCGGCGATCGCGCGCACCGGCGCTTCGAGCAGCGTCAGGATCGCGACGCCATCCGTGACGTCGTGGCCCAGCACTTCCGCGCGACGCCCCGCATTCGCGCCGCTGGTCCAGTCCAGCGTGCCGAAGGTGAACCACCCGGCGTCGAAGGCGCCGAGGCCCGAGGCCGTGAAGGCACGGTCGCGCAGAAGGTCGATCACCGCACCGGTGCCCATGAAGGCGGGGGCCTCCAGGTCGACACCGCAGCGCGCATCGCCGAGCGCGGCGTCGCAGGTCGCCTGGAAGGTCCGACCCACCGTCTGACCCAGCACATGGGCCAGCGAGCGCACCTCGGCGACGAAAGCGAGCCGCCCACGCCGGATCTGGCCGATGGCCCCGCGGCGCATCAGCACGCGCTGACCCGTATCGGCCCAGTTCACCCGCCAGACCTCGACTTCTGCGTTGTCCCAGCGGCCGTCGAGGATGTCGGTCTCGGTGATCCGGTCCGAGGTCAGCACGCCTTCGGCGTCCTGCGCATCGACGGACAGGTCCGAGCCGGAACGGACCTCGGATGCCGTGAGCCCGCTCTCGGGCTCGAAATCCGTGCCATCGAAGCTGAGCGTCCGGTCGTGGTCGGTGAAGCCGAACATGACGCCGTCGGCGCGGGCGATCCGCCAGCACCAGGCGAGCGTGGTCGTGCCCTCTTCCAGATGGGCCTGCAACGCGGAATCTAGGGTCTTCATCGGCAGGTTCCCGTCATGCGGTCGTCGAGATCGGCGATCCAGTCCGCCCAGTCGGAAGGCACAGCATCGACGGTATCCGCAGGGGGCCGGGCGAGCCGCGCCTCGGCATAGGAGGCGCAGCCCGCGTCACCATTTCCCATCGTTGCGGCGCAGCCGGTCAGCAGGATCGCCAGCGCCGCGGCCGTCGCGAACCGCATCCCGCCCGCGCTTGACACGCTTGTTCTTGTCTTCCATCGCATCGCGTTCCGCCTCCCGTTTGCCTGCGCGTTCCCCTTCCACGCGGCCCCAGACCCGGCCGAGGACGACGCCCCCTACCGCGCCCAGAGCCGCGACCACCCAGATCAGGAGGTCAGCCATCGTCCCGCTCCCCGCGCGCGGCGGCGACGCAGAGGGCTGCGACGAAGACGCCGAGGCAGCCGCCCACGACCAGACCTGCGAGGAACTCAAGCATCGCCGCGGAACCCGCGCTCGATCCGGTCGCGCAGGCCGATCAGGCCCAGACCGAGGAACATCAGGCCCGCGGGCGAGGCATCGCCGCTGCCGGCGAGCAGCGCGACGAGACGGGACAGTTCGCCGAGCGAACCTGTGGCGGGCAGCGCAAGAGACGCTATGCCGGTGAGCATGGCGAGAAGTCCCGCCCACCAGGTGAGCGAGTTGGGGCGAACGTAGCGCATGAGTCAGGCCCTCCGGATCAGGGTGGAGAAGAAGGTACCCAGCCGGGCGAGCCAGTTGGTCGGCGCGGTGGGTGAAGGCTCGAGCGCCGGCGGCGTCGGGGACGGAGCGCGAGCCAAGGCCAGAGCCTCATCCTCGGTCAGGCGTCGGATTGGTCGGGAGAAATCGACGCGGCCCGTGCGATCCACGGACCAGACCGGGATGGTTCCGCCGGGATAGCGACCATGGCGGAACAGGTCGCGCTCGGCTTCGCGGCGGGGGATGATCGAGGCCGGTCGCCGCCAGTTCAGAAACGCGTCGGCGGCTGCGACGCGATTGCCGACATTGAGATGTCGGGTCAGCGCGGCCTTCGCGATGCCGCCGGTGTTGTAGTGAAAGCTGACCAGCGCATCGAACTCGTGCGGCGCCAATGGCACCTTCACGGCGCGCAGGACGGCAGCCTCATATTGTGCGAGGTCGGCGCGGAAGACCCGGAACGCCTCCCGGATCCCGGCATCTAGATCGCCGGGCATGCCGCGCGGCATCAGCGCCGGATCGGGCGGCCCGGCGGCGGCGGTGTGGCCGATGCCGAAGGTCCAGATCTGTTTCACATCGAGATAGGGTCCGGGCACGAGTCCTTCGTGCCGGACGAGGGCCAGAAGGCCCCGGTCGGTCATGTGCATGGGATTACCTCAGAAGCGAGAGGATCAGGATCAGTGCAGCGACAGCGAGGCCGATGCGCAGGCGGTGGGTAAAGGCCGCTCGAGAGTCGGCCGGGTCGCAGCGGAGGGAACGCGCGAGGCGGAGAAGCTCATTCATCGCCGTCGCCTTCCTTCGCGCTGCGCAGGCGCGCGAGCAGCATCTCGATGAAGGCCGGACCGAAGACGCCGACGAGATAGGCGGCCGAGCCTGCCGCCCCGCCCGCAGGGATCGCCTCGGGCGGAAGGCTGAGCCAGGCGGTGACCACGGCCATCGACAAACTGCCCATCCCGGCGGCGATCAGACCGCCGAGAAGGATGTGCCGGAGCGCATCGCGCAGCCGCATCTTGGTGGTCAGCGCGTTCGTCGCCCCGCCGAGCGCGCCCCAGGCGGCAAGGATCACGGCCGTCGAGGCCGCAAGGTCGCGCAGCACCGTTGCCACGAAGCCGGAATTGTCGTTCATCGCCGGATCTCCAGTAGCGGGATCGAGGTGATCGAGCCGAGCCGCTCGATATCGAGCGTCACGTCGAGCGTGTCGGTGTCGAAACGAACCGGCACGTCGAACTCGAAGCCTGCGGTGATCGCGACGCCCGAGGCCGGCGCGGTGTCGAAGGTGACGACACCTGTCGTGGTGTCGACCGACCAGCCAGACGGCTGCTCCACGCCGCCGAGCGCCATGCGCACGCTGCCCGCCACCGGTTTGGCGATGGCGCGCGTCCAGGATTGCGCGCCCGAGGCGTAGTGCTTCACCAGCTGGAAGGCGGTCGTGGTCCCATCTCCGGTGCCGATGACCTGATCGGTCGCCGACGGCGACTGCGACGGCAGGCAGGACTTGTAATCGGCCCAGTCCTTGAAGCGGAAGCCGTAAAGCCGCCCGTTGCGCGCCTCGAAGAAGGCGACGACGGCGGCGAGATCGTCCGCCCGGCGGATGCCGTAGGCGACGTCGTAGCGCCGACGGCTGTTTGCCCAGCTCGCGTTCCTCTCCTCGTCCCCGCTTGCCAGCGTCACCACCTGCGTGCGCCGCTCGGGCCCGCCGCGCACGCCGCGGCTGATGTCGTCCGGAAACCGGACCTCGTGAAACGCCATCACATGCCCCTCCGCCCGAGCGAGACGGCCCGGGCGATGTCCGCCGCGACCTGCGTGCGCGACTGCCGGAAGCTCTCGGCGTCGCGGGCCATGATGGTGACGTTGACCCCGCCGCCTGCGCCGTAGCTCTGGGCCTCGCGGCGCGACAGAACCCGTTCACCGCGCTGCAGGATCGCGGGGACCTCGTCGTGGCGAAGGCCAGCCATGCCGCCGCCATGCATCCGGGGCGCAGCGGCGAAGGCCATGGCCGGGACCATGCGCGAGGGCCCCGCGGACCCGACCATCCCTCCCGCATGCAGGACGTTGGCGAAGATGCCGCCCGCCCCGGAGAACACGCCCGAGAGCGCATTGGCGATCGGCCCGAGGATGAACCGCCGCGCCGCAAGCTGGGCGAGATCGGCCAGCAACGATGTGACGAGGTCGCGGAAGTTCAGCTTGCCGGTCTTCACGAATTCGCCGACGGCGTTCTCGGCCGACTGGAAGGCGCCAACCAGCGCCTGGCCGATATCGCTGCCGATCTCGCGTGCCTTCGCGGCATAGTCGGAGAGCGCCGCCGTGACCGCCTGCCAGCCGGTCAGGGCTCCGTCCGCGCCGGTCGCCGTGTTCGTCCCTGCCTGCCGTCCGGCGGTCCCGGCACGGTTTGCGGCTTCCTCGGCCTGGTCGAGTGCATCGGTCACTCGCTGCGCACCCTGCGCAGCAGCATCCATCGCGCCTTCGGTGTCCTCACCGGAACCGCGCATCGCGGCGACAAGGGCGGCAACCGCTTCGCGCACACCGTCGAACGCACCCGAACGAGCATCCGCAGCACGCTGGCGAAATCGGTCGGCAAGATGACCGGCATTGCTCGCCGCGTGATCGAGCATCGAGGCGTAGGATTGCGCGCCGAACCAGTCGATCTGCAGATCCGCACCAATCCGATCCGCGACAGCGTTGAATGTCGGTCCGATGGTGCCGAGGAAATCGGCCCATTTGTTCGACAGGAAGGCCATCAGCCTGAGCCAGATCGCCTCGATGTCGCCGCGCAGCGCCCGGAAGTCATCGACAAGGGAGAGGGCGGTGGCCTTGATCCCGTCCCAGACAGCGCGTGCGACATTGCCCATCAGTTCCAGCGCGTTGCCGAAGCCGCCCGCGCCGCGCACGAGGCGGCCGAACTGGTAGACGAGTTCTCCGGCGCCAACGATCAGCGCACCGATCCCGGTACGGATCAGGGCGCCGCGCAGCACGACGAGGGCGGTGGCGAGGCCGCGAACGGAGACGGCAGCGGCGACCAGCCCCGCGACCCAGCGCCCGGCGAGAAACGCCGCGAAGGTCGCGGCGTAGGTGGTAAACCGGCCGATGTTGTCAAATAGCCCCCGGATCGCGATGCCGAGCGGCCCGGTGCGGCTGGCGACCGCCGCCATGGCGTCTGCGACCGCTTCGAGCGCAGGCGCCGCGGCAACCGCCAGCTGGTTCGAGAGCCCGCGCCAAATCAGCCCGAGCCGGGAGATCGCATCGTTCGTGCGCTCGATCTGGTCGGCATCCTGCTCCGAGACGACGACACCGAAGGCGCGCACGTCCTCGGTCGCCTGGCGCAGCGTCGCGGTGTCGATCCGCGACATGGCGATCGAGCCTTCCTCGCCGAAGAGCTGGCCCGCGACAGCCGCACGTTCGGCTGCGGGCACGAAACTCTCGATGGCGGCGTTGATCGCGCCGACACGCTGGTCCAGCGGCAATGCGATCAGCTCGTTGGCCGACAGCCCGAGCCGGTCCAGTGCGTCGGCGGCGGGGCCGGTCCCGGCGGCGGCCTGGCTGAGACGGCGCGTCAGATCCTTCGTGGCCTGTTCGATGCCGGACATGGAAACGCCCGCCAGTTCGCCCGCACGCTCCAGGGTCTGGATCGAGGCGACGGTGGTCCCGAGGGACTGCGCCAGCTTGGCCTGCGCATCGACCGTCTGCAGGCCGAACCGGATCATTGCCACGCCAGCGGCGGCAGCGGCAGCCACTGCGGCAGCGGCGGCCACACGCACCCGCCGCGAGAAGGCCGCGAGCCGGGCATTGGCCGCCTCCATCTCCCGGCTGAGCCGCCCGAAGCCACGCGATCCGGCCTCGCCGACGCCCTCCAGCTCGGCGCGCACCTGCCGTCCGCCCACGGCCGCGAGGCGGACGCTAACCCGTTTCTCGGCCATTCCGGTCCTCTCGAGATTATATCAGGCTCCGGAGCGGCTTACCGCCCCCTTGAAACATGTATCATGTCGTGATACATACCCTCATGATCGTCAGCACGAAGGGCAAGCTCGCGGCGAACGCGGTGGCAGACCGGTTCGGCAAGGGCTTCCCGGCCGACCTGGTCAAGCGAACGCGGGCGATGCTGTCCGCACTCGATGCCGCCGTAGTCCTCGAGGATCTCCGGTTTCCACCGGGCAATCACCTCGAGGAACTGAAGGGCGACCGGGCCGGACAGCATTCGGTGCGCATCAATGACCAGTGGCGCATCTGCTTCGTGTGGACGGATCAGGGGCCGGCCGATGTCGAGATCGTCGACTACCATTGAAAGGACGCGACATGACACTGATGAAGAACCCTTCTCACCCCGGCGAGGTCCTGTCCGAGCTCTATCTTGAGCCGCTCGGCATGAGCCCGATCGCGCTTGCAAAACGCCTTCATGTTCCCCGCACGCGGATCGAGCGGCTGGTGAAGGGTGAAACCGCGCTCACCGTGGACACCGCGATCCGGCTCGCGAAGTTCTTCCGGACGACACCGGAGTACTGGATGAACCTGCAGCGCGCGTGGGATCTCGCGCGGGCGCGCGACACGATCGACGTCTCAGACATCACGCCCCTCGAGGCGGCCTGACGCCATCTGTTCGTTGAGCTTGGACACCATCACCGCCTCGATGGGCGGCAGCAGTTCGGCAGCAGCAGCGGGCGGTACGCCGAGGGCGTCACCGAGCGCCAGCGCGGCGGTCAGGTCCCAGCCGACGACGGCGCCGGGCAGGACACGGAGCTGACCGCCGAGACGACCGACCAGGTCCCAGACCCGCCAGCCTTCAAGGGTGGCGGGGCGGTTCAGCCGCGCCGGGCAGTCCGGGCACCTCGTTTGGCAGGCTTGGCAGTAGCGCTCGCCCCCGCCGAAGGACCAGTCGGCGAGGGCGACGAGGCGTTTTTTTCCTGTTCCAGCAGCAGGCCCTTCGAGACGTAGCTCAGCTGGAAGGCTTCGAAGATTGGCCAGACATCGAGCAGCGCGTCGATGGCCTCGGGGCTGGGATCGATCGGCTTGCCGTCCGCATCGCCGATGCCCTCCCAGGCGAGCACGGCCCGCCGCGCCAGCGCCTTGGCGAAGGCAACCGCGCGCTCCTCGTCGGAGGCGTCCTCGGGCACGGACTCGACGGCGGGATCGCTGCGTGTCGCCACCATCAGCGCGGTGGTCAGCGGGCGCAGCTCCACCCGCACACCGGGCGCGAGGTCATGCCAGCGCGGTTCATTCGTCAGGGCGAGCGTCAGCATCAGTAACTCTCCACGTCGTTCACGAGGGTTGCGGTGCACATCCGGCCAACGACGCTGTCTCGCGCGGCCTGCCAGTCGAAGGTGGCCTGTACGCCCTGCGGCCCGGAAATCTCGATCCGGGGCCGCGGCAGGTAGACGGCGTGCACGGTTAGGCGCAAGCTCTCGCCGGAGGGCAGGACGTAGGCGAATTCCATCTCGCAGGCCTCGCCATTGATCGCTTGGCTTACCAGCGTCTGGTCGGCGAAGCGCACCTCGATCCGGCCGGTCAGCGCGGCGATGGACGGGTCGGCGCCGTCGATGCGGCCGTCCGAGCGGATGGTTTCGATCCGGTCGAGGTTGTTGGCATAGGTGATCTCGGCCGAGACCACGTTGCCGAGGGCGGTCCCGTTCCGCGTGATCGACCCGTTGAAATGGCCGAAGCGCTTCAGCTCCAGCGCGGCGGGGGGTGAGGCGGGCTCGCCGAACGCGCTGGTGGTCGTCCCCACCGTCTCGCCTTGCGCCACCAGCCGCGCCGTCGCCGTCAACAGACCGGAACGTTGCATCTGCCAAGTGAGCTGGTCGAGCACGCAGCCGGAATACATGGCGTAGCGCGGCACCTCGGGCATGCCCGTCTCGATGGACATGCTGGGCAGCGTCCAGGAACCGGACTGGAACTCGTGTGTCCAAGGACCCGTGCCGGTGGTGGTCGGGTCGCCGAAGGCCGCCTTCAGCCAGAAGCCGAAGGCCTCCGCGTCGAGCGGCACGACGACATCGCCGTCCGCCGTCACCGCGTCCTTGATCGGCGCCAGCGGATCGCGGCCATAGCCCAACAGCTCCGAGTTCAAAAGCGGCTGCTCGGCGCCGAGCGAGGTGCTGGCGAAGGGCATGCGGGTGAAGCCGCCCACGGGCGGCGTTCCATAGGTCGTCTCGAACGCAAGCGCCATCTGCGCCCGCGCGCCCTGGGCTCGTGCCATGGTGAACTCCTTGATGTTGTTGATGCGCGGTTGCGTTCGGTCAGGCCGTACCGCACATGAAGGTCATGCGCATTACTGGTCCGAATTCCCGGCTCAGCATTTCCGGTCGCTGGATCACCATCCGGATAATCGTTTCTGTCCTCGCGGTCCTTGTTCTTTTGAACGGCCCTGTCTTGGCACAGACGAATACCGTGAGCGGCACGGTGCGCTATGTGACGGACGGCGACACCTTCTCACTCCACGGCGTTGAGCGGCCGATCCGTGTCTGGGGCCTCGACGCTCCAGAGCGCGACGAGCCCGGCGCGTCCGCGGCCACGTCTACTCTGCGGCGGCTGGTCGCCGGGCAAGACCTGACCTGTCGCGTGCGCGACATCGACCGGTATGGGCGGATCGTCGGGCAGTGCGTCCTCCCCGATGGCCGCGATATCGCGGCCCAGATGATCGCCGCCGGCGTGGCCCGGGAATACTGCTACTTCTCGGGCGGCTACTACGGCACCTGTCGCGGCAACTGACCCGTCGGCTCTACCCGAGCGGGTCGGCCGTGGTGTAGTGCAGCGTTACCGGGATGACGGCGGCCTTCAGGCCGGCCGCGCCCTCGACGGCCAGATCGACCGGGCGCGGCGGCCCGGGCTCGGCCCAGTCGCAGGTCCCGTTCAGCATGCGGTCGGCGGCCAGCGCCGCAGAGATCCCGGCGCAGAGCGCGTCGAAGCGCGCGTCGCGATCGTTCGACCCTTGCACGACGACCTCCAGCTCGGCCCGGTGCCGCCAGTGGTATGCGAGCGGCGAGAGCGTCACCTCGGGCTCCCCCGGATCGCCGTCGCGCAGGATCACGAGGCCCGCCGACGGCACCCGCTCGGGCAGCACCTCACCGCGGAGAGCGGTCGCTGGCAACGCCAAGAGCCGCGCGTGCAGCGCGGCCAGGATGGATTCGCGAGGGGTGGGCATCTATTTGAGAAACCTTGGCGCTTTGCTATCGTGTGAGGAGAGGGATCAAGGAGTTGGGTGTGCGATGCTCGCGGAAGATTGGCTTAAACGAACTCAACCCGGCTACCGAGAACTCTCGAACGTCGAGCGATCAGCGGTGGCCGGATTCTCTATCGTCTGGAGTGTTTTCGAGGCGCGGGCTCTTTCGACGAACGCAAACGCAACTGCCATCGTCCGATTTGTCGACGAAAACGCGGCGAGCTTTGGTTCGGCTGAGCCCTTCGGAGACGCTTTGGCGTATTTCCGGCAAAGGTACGTGTCAGACGGCCAAACCAATCACAAATTTGAAAGCCTGCACTTTCGACAAAACGACAGACGGGAACTCGTGGAAGCTGTTCTGCTGGAACATGAAGCTACACCGACCGAGATCGTGAAAGCCTTGCTCATAATTGTCTTCCGGCTGCGAAATAACCTATTTCATGGGCTCAAGTGGGCCTACGAAATGCGCGATCAGCAGCGGAACTTCGAGAATGCGATAGCCGTCCTGACGCGCGTCCTGGATTCTAATGCGGCATGAGTGTGGAAATGGAGGTCTCAGGTTAGCCGCACCTCCACCCAGTTCGCGACGATCAAACCCGGCACGCTGTCGAACGCTCTTTCAGCGTCGCGGTCCAGGTCGAGCCGCTTCGGCAGCTTGACCTGCGGGACCAGCAGGAAGATCGGCACCGTCGTGCGCCCACGGCCGGTCTTCGACCGCGAAGCGACACCGTGCCCTCGGCTGTTCAGTCGCCCTTCCACCACAAGCAGGCTCGGCCCGCGCCGACGGTAGACGAAGCGAAGGCGAAGCCCGCGACGGCGTTCCCATTCGCCGGGGGTGATCCTGCCGCCGCGCAGGCCGCGTCCGGCGGCTGGCGTCGGGATCGCAAGCCAGAACCCGTCCTTGGAGCGGATCAGCGGCCCGGTGTCGTGAGCGCCGACGATGGCGGGCGCCTTGGACCACACGAGCGCCGCGGCGTTCAGGCTCTCGCCGGCCTTCGGGAAGGTCTGGCTCCGGATCGAGTTGGCGAGCCGCCGGCCGAGCCCCGCGCCGGTGATCTGGCCGCGCCAGGCGGTCTTGAGCCCGGTTCCGGCCTCGCGCATGGCGGCGGTGACGGCCTTTTCGCCCGCCTTCACCTCGGCCGCCATGGCGGCGACGAGGTCCGGGCTGATGTCGAGCTTCAGCTTCATCGGTGTCAGGCCGGGCGCAGGTCCACGGTCCAGACGAGCCGCTCGCGGTCGCGGACGGGCTCGCCCTGGATGAGGAAGGGCTCGCCGTCGATCTCGATGCGGTCGCCGGGACGCGGGCTCGCCACCTCGGCGAGGCGCAGATCCAGCCGGGTGGTCTCCGACCAGATGCGCGCATCTCCGAAGCCGGTCACGTCGTCGGGCCGCCGCAGGATCGCGCGGACCAGCGAAGGCGCGCCGCCCTCGGCGATGAAGACGATGTCGCGCGAGAGATGCGCATCCGCGAAGAGCGCGTCAAGGGCGGATGCGAACGCGCTGGTCATGGCTATACTGCTCCCATGAAACAGGAATCGATTTTGAGCGCCCGACGAGGATCCGAGCCGTTCAGGCGCTGTCAGAGGCGTTCATGCGCCAGCACCCGGACACGTCCCTCGACCCGAAGGGCTACGTTGCAGATTTTCACGACACCCTGCTTCCGCAGGTCACGCTGGAGGATTTCGAAGCAGACCTGTCGTCGGGGGACGGCAACGAACTGGAGAACAAGTTCCGAGCGGCCCATTCTTCATCAGGGCTGGCGGTCAACTGCTTCGCGCCGTTTCGGAGCCGGATCGCCGACCTCGCCATGCCGATGGGTGCCGGTTTCGACGATCTTCGCTTCGAACGGAAATGCCCCACCGGACTCCGCGGTGGCCGTGCTCCCAACCTCGACGTCGTGCTTTCGGGCCCCGGCGGTGTGGTCGGGATCGAGTCCAAGCTGACCGAACACCTGTCGGCCCACCAAGCCGAATTCTCGCCCGCATACGAGGAGCAGATCAGGGACGCGCGGCGCGACCAGGGATACTTTCGCGAGATGCTCCGCCTCCGGGATCGCCCGGACCAGTACACCTGGCTCGACGCTGCACAGCTCATCAAGCATGCCTTCGGTCTGGCTCGCACCTTTCCAGACCGCCCCGTGACGCTGTTCTATCTGTTCTGGGAGCCTGCGAACCCGGGCGCCGGTCCGGAGTTCGCCGCCCATCGAGACGAGATCGACGAGTTCAGGTCGCGCGTGGCAGGATCATCGCCGGCGTTCGAGGCGATGAGCTACCCGGAACTCTGGTGCTTCTGGCAGGATACCGAACCGGCCGACTGGCTGGTCCGGCATCTCAGCGATCTTCACGCCCGATACGGCGTAACGCTCTGACTCGTCAGGTCCGCCTTGCCGAGCGCAGCACCTGCGGGCGAGTGCAGATCGGCAGCGGGTTGCTCTCGATCTCGAGCCGCACCCATTCGTCGCGATCCCGGTCGGTGATCGTGCGCGCGTAGAGCGGCTGGCCAAGGGTGTTCACCGTCTCGAAGGTGTCGGCGGGGGCGTAACAGATCTCGAAGAGCCCCTCGATGCCCTCGGGATAGAAGAACGCCTTGTCGGTCGGCACGGTGAAGCCGACGCCGCCCCGGTAGCGGCGGAAGGTGATGCCGCCAAAGCTGACCTCGTCGGCGACGCGGCCCCGCAGATCGGCCGCCGCGGCGGTGTTGAGGTAGGTCTCCCGCACCTCCTTGTGGGCCACGAGATCAGCAAAGAAGGCCGAGCCGCATTCGGCACGGATCTGCACGGCCCCGGCCGAAAGCCCGCCCATCGAGTCCTCCACGCTCTCGATCAGCGCCTGGCAGCGCTTCCGTAGCGCCCCGGAGGCCGGGCTCGCATTGTCGAGGTCGAAGTCGATCTCTGTCGCCGGCGAGATGCCGAACTCGGTGAAGTAGTTCACGACCGTGGCGTGATCCTTCGGATCCTTCACCAGCCCCTGGATGCCGTTCAGCAGGTGGTACTCGAAGGTGGTCTCGGCGTCCTGGCGGAGCTTGCGCAGCCTGTACGCCACCTCGGTCTGGACCTGCTGGGTGGCGCTCTCCGAGCCGAAGTCGCGGACGGACTGGATCTCGGAGGCCCAGAGCACGTCCTGCTTCTTGAACTGGCGGCAGACGAAGGCGCGCATCTCGCGCCGGTCGGGCACCTGCTGCTCGTAGGCCGAGCCGCGCTCGGAGAACGGAATGAGCGACAGCGTGCCGTCGCGGCTCTCGATCACGACGGTGCGGGCGCGCACGCCGCGCGGGCTGAAGAGGTTCGATCCCGAGAGCAGCGCAGGCTTGTAGGGGATGTTCTCGAGCGCGCGGGTGAGCTCGACGATGGTGAAGGCATCGCCTTCGAAGATGTCCATGGTGGCCATGAGGATGCCTCCTGTCGGGATTGGGTCAGCGGACGAGAATGCCCGCGGCGAGGAGCGCCGTGTGGGCGGCCGCGATCTCGCCCGCGCTGGGCGTGCCGGCGAAGACGAGGTCGTGGCGGTTGACGATGGCGGGTCCGCGAACGACGGCGACGGCGGGCGCATCGCCGGCGCTCGCATCCGCATTGCCCCAGAGCACCGCGACGGCTGTCTCGGTGCCGTCGACGGCGGCGGGATCGTGCGCGGCGTATTTGCCGGACGCGGTGATCTTGCCCAGCACCGTGCCGGGCTCAAGCGTGCCCGCGGCGACGGTGATCGTCTCGCGGGTGTAGTCGCGGAAGGCTTCCCAGACGAGGAAACCGCCGGGGTGCGTGCCTTCGACGAGCGTGGTCATGGTGTCATCCTTTCAGCTTGAAGGTGCGGGCGACGATCTCGCCCCAGGGGCGCGCGGCCGAGGAACGGCCGGGCTGCGGGTGATGCGGCGCGATCTCGGGCTCGGCCTCGGCCTTGGCGGCGAGGAGCGCGGCGCGCACCTCGTCGAGGCTGGCGTCCTGTTCGAGGAAGCGGCCCGCCATCTGCGGCTGACCCGCGAGACGGCAGAGGTCGACGACGGCCCGGGCGTGCCCGATGGCGTCTGCGCGGATGGCGGCCGGATCGGGCGGCGCGCCACTGGGCGGCGGCGCCTCGGCCGGCGGCTGCGGGGCATCGGAGGCGGCGGCCGGCTCGTCCTCGGCGTTCGCGAACTTGTCACCTTCGTTGGCGTCGTCGGTATCCTCGTCCGCTTCGATCTCACCGCCGTCGCTTTCGTCATCGAGCTCCGGCTCGGTTTCGACAGCCTCGACCAGCACCGGCGGGGCGTTGCGGAAGCGCCCGATGTCGAAGTTCGCGGCGATGCGGACGGGCTCGATCAGCCGGTCGGCGAAGCCCTGCGCCACGGCGTCCGACGCGTCGAACCATGTCTCGGCGGCCATGAGCGCGGAGACCTCTTCCGGCGTCCGGCCGGATTTCGCGGCATAGCCCGAGACCAGGCTGCCCTTCACCTTGTCGAGCGCCTCGGCCATGGCGCGCATGTCCTCGGCCGTGCCCATGACGAGGCCGGCGGGGTCGTGGATCATCAGGAAGGCGTTCTCCGGCATGACGATCTCGTCGCCCGCCATCGCGATGTAGGAGGCAGCCGAGGCGGCGATGCCGTCGATCCAGACCGTGACCGGGCCCGCGTGCCGTTTCAGCGCGTTGTGGATAGCGACTGCGTCGAAGACCGACCCGCCGGGGCTGTTGAGCCGCAGATCGACGGGCGTGCCCTCAGGCAACGCGCCCAGTTCGGCCAGAAAACCCTTCGCCGAGACCCCGTAGGCGCCGATCTCGTCATAGATCGCCACTTCCGCACCGGTCCCCCGGGCGCGGATCGCATACCAGTTTGCCATGTCGTCACTCCTGTTCGGTGGCCGGATCGGTCGCGTCGGCGCCGCCATCCGTGTTGTTGCCGGCGCCGTCGCCGGGCTCGGCCCGGGTCGCCGGCGTCGCGCGGGCGCCCTGCGTCCCGCCGGGGCTCGTGCGGTAGCGAAGGCCGAGACCTGTCGCGCGGGCGGCGTCGGCGGCGTTCTCGCGGTCGACTTCCTCGATATCGTAACCGGTGGCCTCGACCACCTTGCGCCGCGAGGTGATGCCGGCCTCCATCGCCAGCACCTGTGCCTGGATGTCCTTCAGCGGATCGACCCAGTCCCAGCGCGGCGGGATCCACTGCACCGGTCGCACCTCTGCCGGATCGGCCTCCAGCGCGCCCGACAGGACCGCGGTCTCCAGCCAGCGCCGCCAGACTGCCCGGCAGAGCTGGTGCACGATGACGCCATGCTGCAGCTGGCCGATGCGGCGACGGAACTCGACGAGTTCGGCCCTGAGACTCGAGTAATTCGCCTGCCGGACGTCGCCGGTGACGAGGTGATAGGGCAGCCCGAGCGAGGCCGAGATCGCCAGAAGCGTGCGGTACTGGAACGCCTCGTAGCCGCCGCCCACATCGGCGGGCGACGAGAACTTCACGTCCTCGCCGGGCAGCAGCACCTGCATCGTGCCGGGCTCGAGGCTCGCGATGGCCGCCCCGTCGAGATCCGCCTCGGCCTCACCCATCATGGGCTCTTCCGGCGCGGTCTTGGTGATGAAACCCGCGAACATTGCGGCGGTCTTCTTCCGGTCGAGCTCGGCGTCGTCGTACTGGTCGAGCAGGAACAACCGCACCATGGCCGGTGCGATATGCGGCAGCCCCCGGATCTGGCCCGCGTCGATGGGGCGATAGATGTGCAGCACGTCCGCCGCCGGCACGCGCACCGTCTCCGGGATGACCGCCCCTTGGTCGGTGCTGTCGCCGGGGTGGCGGCGGCGGAAGTGGTAGGCCACGCGCCGGCCGATCGCATCGAACTCGATCCCGCAGCGGATACGGTTGCCATTTGCCGCCGTCTCCGTCTTCTCGAAGGGCAGCATCTCGGACTGCAGCAGCTGCAGTTGCAGTGGGACCAGCAGCCCGTCCTCGGTCCTGCGCGGGCGCAACCGGACGAAGCACTCGCCCGCGACGAACATCTCGCGCGCGACCATGGCCTGCAGGCCGTAGAAGTCGGTCAGACCGTCGGCGTCGGCCTCGTCGGTCCAGGCGAGCCAGAGCCGCTGGACCCGGTCGCGGAGATTCGCGTCTCCGATGAGCGAGGACGGCTTGATCCCGTCCCCGACCAGGTTCGCCGCGAAGGCCTCGCAGGCGTTGGCGGCGTACCCATTGGTCACGACCAGTTCGCGGGACCGCGCCAGGAGCCGCGGGCCGCCCGAGGCGACCAGCGCGTTGATGTTCTCGAGCGGCGGGTTCCACCCGCGCAGCCGCCGCTTCGCCATGGCGCCTTCGAGGCGGGCGCGCACGGCAGCGGGGCCGCCGGCAGGGCGGCGGCGGAAGCGATCGAAGAGGCCCATGCGGTCAGAGCCCCTTCGCCGTCGTCATCCGCACCTGCCGGACGATCCGGCGCCCCTCGGCTGCGGCGATCTCGCGATCCAGCGCCTCGATGGCCCGGTCGATCTCGGCGACGCTGCGATAATCCACGGTCTTGCCGTCATAGCTGACCCGCGCCACGCCCGAGGACCGCTGCGCGGTCAGCGCGTCGCGGCGGGCGCGGAGTTCTGCGGCCGTGGCCATGGATCACCTCATGTAGCTCGAGCGCACCGTGCGCCGGCGCGGCGTCGTTCGGGTTGGGGCGGATGGTGCCGTCGCTGGACCGGGCTCAGACCCGTCCTGCTTCGCCATCCCGAGCTGCGCTTCCAGATCGGCCCACCGCGCCTCGGGCCAGCGATCCGCCCCGAGGATCCACGCGGCTGCGCGGGCATAGACCCGTGTGTCCAGCGCCTCGTTGCGCTCGCGCAGCTTCTGCCATTCGAGCCGCGCGAAGCCGCGTTTCGTCCGCACGGTCACCAGCTGCTCGGCGGTCAGCTGCTTCAGCCATTCGCCGTCCGCCCAGTCCGGCAGGTGGATCGTGCCGGGCGGGCACAGCGCGCCCGCCGCCTGTTCTTCCCTCGTCGGCCGGTCCTGCCGCAGGAAGCGATAGGTCTCGGCCTTGAAGGTCGAGGTGGCCACGGTCCAGAGCCGCGCGCCGCGCCGGAGCCGCTTGCCCGCGACGGTGGCATCGACATAGGTCGGCCCGGTCACCGGGCTCGTCCGGGTGAACCCCTCGACGCCCTTCACGGGCGCCACCTGCGCAAAGCCCACCTGCCGCGCCCAGGCATAGACCGCGCTGGTCTCATACCCCGTGTCGATGGCGAGCCGGGCAAGCGTCATCCGCTGGCCAGACCCATGCGCCCATGTTCGCCCGAGCAGTTCGGTCAGCTGCTGCCAGCAGGCCGGATCGCCGGGCCCGCCTTCGAGCACGAGATGATCGACGAGCCAGCTTTCCAGGCCGCGACCCCAGGCCCAGACGTCGACCTCGATCCGATCCTTCTGAACGTCGGCGCCCGCGGTCAGGAACAGCCCTCGCTGCGGCACCGTGCCTGGAGCCCATGCCTCGCGCCGGTCCGCCAGCCGCTGCCAGTCGGGCGCCTCGCCGGTTTCCATCCAGGTCTCGCCGAGGATGGTGTTCCGGAATGCCCGCATCGCCTCGTCGCCGCCCTGTGTCGCTTGCATAGCGGCCCGCGCGATCCGCTGCCAGCTGAGCCACCCGACCGGTGAATAGAGCGCCGAGAGGTGGTAGCCGACCGTGGTCGGATCGGTGGCGGTGGCGGTCGCGCGCCACTCGCCGCGCTCGAGCATCCTCGTCTTGTGATGCTCCGCGATGGGCCGTTCGCAGCCCTCGCAGAGATACTCCGCCGTCTCCGGGCGCCCCTTCTCCCAGCTCAGCCGGTCGAACTTCAGCCACTGCATCGCGTCGCAATGCGGGCACGGCACGAAGTAGCGCCGCTGATCGGATGCCTCGAACTCCCGCTCGATCCGGGAGAGCCCGCGGATCGTCGGGGTCGACACCAGGAACACCTTGCGCCTGTGGGCGAAGGTCAGCGAACGGGCTTCCGCCAGCGTGACGGGATCGCCTTCCTCGTCGGCCGAGGCCGGATAGGCGTCGACCTCGTCGAGGAAGATGTAGCGCGCCGGGGTCGAGCGCAGCCCCACCGCCGAGTTCGCCCCGGTCATGATCAGGATGCCGCCGGCGAACTCCTTCGACAGCATGGTATTGCCCGCGTCGCGGGACCGGGCAGGCTTCACCCGCTCGCGCAGCTCCGGGCTTTCCTCGATCAGCGGGTCGATCCGCTGCCGCGAGTTGCGCTTGGCGAGCTCCACCGTCGGCTGGACCGCCAGCATCGGACCGGGCGCATGGTGGATGACGAAGCCGATCCAGTTGTTGCCCGCCTCGGTGTTGTGCGTCGGGATCCAGCCCTTCCCGCACAGAAAAAGGTGGCTCGGCGAGTCCACTTCGATGCAGCGCACCGGCACGCTCGGCACAGGCCGGATCGCGACGATGCGCCGGCGACGGCTTTTCCACGGCCGCCCGGACTCGATCGAGCGCATCCGGGCCCGCTTGCGCGAGAGCCGGAACATCGGCTCCTCGGCATAGGCCGTCCACGACACGCGCCAGTACTCGGCGGACGTCGTCGCGCGGCCGTCCCGCCCGAAGACCTTCCGGCGCGACCGCCCATGATAGATCGCGGGCTTGTAGCCGAGCCCGCGGAGCAGATCGACCATCGCATCGACGAGCCCCCGGTCGGCGTTCGAGAACTCGCAGCGCTTGCCGTCAGGTGTGATCGTGCCGTCGGAGTCCATCAGCCCGCGCACGAGTTCGAGCCGCTGCCATCGGCTCGCCCGCATGTAGGCGAGCGGCACGTGCTTGTTGTCGAGCACGTCCAGCTGCCTCAGCCGCGTCACGAAGCGCGACCGGAAGCAGTCCGCGAGCGAGGCGCCGTCCTCTCGGCGCATCCGGAACGTCGGGTCGATCACCACATTGGCAAGCCTGCCCTTGCGCCAGTGCGGCAGCCGGAACTCGGCCTCGACGCCGCAGGCGCGGAGGTGACCGACGATCTCGGCGTCCTCCTCGTGCAGCGAGATGTGGTTCATGATCGACGAGCCGTCTCCGAGCCAGAGCCCGAGGACGTAGGGGTGCAGGATCAGGTCCTGGTCCGGCATGTCGACCGGATCGCAGCAGTCGATGGCATAGCGCCTCCGCCTGGCCCCTGCGCCGATGATCGCCCGCCCGGCCATCTCCGCCGTGGTGAGCGTGCGCGCGGCGGGCCGGTCGTTCGTGAAGTCCCAGACCGGCCAGCGATGCTCGCCGTCCGCGACGATATGTTCCCCGTCGTCGAATGCCACCTCGAAGCAGGGCCGATCGTCGAACACCGGCGACAGGCCGGTGACCCGGCAGATGCGCCCGCGCTCGTCGTAGAGCAGATCGCCCTCGGCGATCTCGCCCATGGTCGTCCAGCCGAAGGGCGTCGGCACCGGGGTGTCGAGCGCGAGCGGCGCGCCGACCTGCGCGGCTTTCATGAACACGACCCGCTGGGCCGGGTCGCCCGGGCTCAGCCGGTCCATGATCTCCCGCATGTAGGGCGTGCGCGCAGAGCGATAGCGGCCGGGTTCCGCCGAGGCCCGCGAACCCAGCCGCCGATGCCGGTCCGCCCATTGCGAAACCGTCAGGTCCGGATCGGGACGGATGCCGCTGCGCCATGCCCGAAGAAGTCCCTCCGCTCCGTCGAAGTCGACCGCACTCTCATCCGAGCCTCGGCCGGACATCGGCGAGGCTGTCGAGCTGGGCGCGGACATGGGTTTCGAGCAGTCTCTGGATCAGCGCGGTCGTCACCGCCGGTTCTGAGGCGCCGCTCTTGGCGGTATCCTGGTGTTCGAGCGCGGTATTGAGTTCCGACGCCATCTGCGCGGCTACGCGCGCAGGCCAGGTCACCCATGCGTCGCGTTCCTCGCGCGCGAGGCGGAACACGAGCATCTCGGCACGATTGCGATCGACGAGCTCGCCCTTCTGTTTCTGGAGCCGCAGCTTGCGCTCCTGAGCTTTCATCACCTCGTTGGCGGTTTTCGCCTTCATGAACGTTGCGCCGTCGCCGACATCCGGGACGGTGACGCCGTTCTCGCGAAGCGTCTCGCCGACGGCTGCGATGGCCGCCGCCGGGACCGGCTTCATGCCGGCTGGGCGGCTCGCCGACTTCGGTCTGCTCTTCGACGGGTCCGTCGTCTCGGCCCGCCGCTTGTCGGAGGCTGCGGCGTCGATGCTGCCGTCTTCGTGCAGGACGAGCCGGCCGGCGGTCTTCGCCTTCTGGATCGCGCCCCGCGACAGCCCGACATGCGCGGCGTACTGGCGCTCGCTCATGCCCCGCATCGACGGCTCCGATTATCATTCGAAATCATGTGCTTATAGAGTTGATAAGCGCGGCGGACAGAG